GTGGTAAATTCCTATTTGCAGGAGCTACAGGTACTAAACTATCTACCTTTACAGGAAGTGCGTATAACTCTAAATTAGTAACTACTGATATAGAGGTTGGTTATAACTCTTTTGTAAACTTATTAAGACCACAAGTAGATAATGGTAGTGCTAATATATCTATAGCTAGTCGTAAAGAATTAGATGATGCAATCGTATTTACTACACCAGTAGCTACTACAGATGAAGGTAGAGCTAGTGTTAGAAGTTCTGGTAGGTATCATAGGGTAAGTGTAGAACCTACAGGTAGTTGGACTAATTGTATGGCAGTAGATGTATACACCATACCTAGAGGTAATAGATAATGCCTAGAATGTATAGAACATTGCCCTATCAGGGTGGTGAACCTAGAGCAGTATCAGAAGTAGTAAACAATGCTATGAATGGTAAGACTAACAATAGTGGCACAGTAAAATTAACTGCAAGCTCCACAACCACTACTTTAAATGATGAAAGACTAGGATTTGATAGTGTCATAATACTATCTCCTTTAACTGCAAATGCAGCAGCACAATCACCTTACATCTCAACCCATGCTAAAGGTAGTGCAGTTATAACACACACAAGTGTAGGTCATGCAGATTTAAATTTTGATTATATTATAGTAGGTTAAGTGATATTATTACAGTATGAAACTATATGTAGTACCAACTAATTTTGTATATCAGTATTGGGATTTAGCAGAACCATTATTACAAAAAGCATTAGATAAAGGTAATGGTGAGTTTACTGCTGACCAACTCAAACTACAAGTTATACAAGGACAACAACAACTACTATTACTTATGAACAAAGAGAAATGTCTTTGTGCATTTACTGTCCAATGGATAAACTTTCCTAATGACAGAGTAGCCTATATTACCTATATGGGTGGTAGAAATACAAAAGCAGGATTTAAAGATTTTAAGATTTGGGTAAAAGCAAATGGTGGAACTTGTATTCAAGGTTCTACTAAATATGAAAGTATAGTTAGGTTGTTTAACAAACTATATGGTTATGAAAAAAAATACACACTAATGGAGCTAAAACTATGAACGATTATTTTCCAGAGCTAGATGGAAACCAATCTATTGACAATGGTAAGATGGGTAGAATACTTGCAAAAGGTGGTAGTCCGCAACAGCAAACACAAACGCAAGAAATTGACCCTATGCTACGACCTTATATTACTAAAGGTTTAAATGAAGCATCTAGGCTTTATGATGAAGGTGCTCCAGATTATTTTCCGGGTGATACTTATGTTCCAGCAGGAGCAACAACCACTACTGCATTAGATGCAGCTAGAGCTAGGGCAACAGCAGGTAATCCATTACTACCAGCAGCTCAAGCACAACAGCTATCTACTGTTAGTGGTGACAGGTTATCAGCAGGTAATCCATATTTTGCAGATATGTTAGCAACATCATCCAAACCTGTAATATCACAATTTAATGAAGCTATAAGAGGAGTGGGAAGTAGAGCATCTCAAGCAGGTAGATATGGGTCTGATGCAATGTTTGATATGGAAGATAAGGCTAGAGATAATTTAGCAAATGCACTTACAGGTAAAGGTGCAGAATTAGCTTACCAAAACTTTGCTAATGAAAGACAAGCTCAAGACAGAGCTATAGCAGGTGCTCCTAGTTTAGCAGCAGCAGATTATTCTGACATAGGACAACTAGCAAAAGTAGGTGCTACAGAAGAAGATTTTGCAAGACAAAAATTACAATCTGATATAGGTAGATTCGAGTATGGAGCTAACGCACCACAAAGACAACTATCTAGTTTCTTATCAGCAGCATATGGAGCACCGACACCTATGACTACTACAACAACTTCTAGTGGAGGTGGTAAATAATGAATCCAGCTATGGTAGGAGCATTAATGGGTGCAGGTAAAGGTATTGCACAAGGAGATGATATAAAAGGTATAGCTAAAAAAGCAGCTATAGGTGGTGTTACAGGTTTTGCAGGTGGACAAGGTTTAAGTGCTCTTGGTTCAACTTCCGCAGCAGTTACACCAACTGCTGAAATTGCTGGTTCAAAACTTCTACAATCAACAGGTGTAGATGCAGCTGGGCAAATTGCATCATCATCAGCCGGAGCTATAACTCCAAATTTTGCTGACAAAGCATTAAACTTTGCTACAACAGCACCGGATAATTTTGCAAACTATGTTTCTGATGGATTTGCAGATATGAGTTTTGCAGATAAATTAACTTTAGGTTTAACTGGTGCATCTGCAATACCTGATGATAGTCAACAACTTATGCCAGTACAAAATAGTATGGTTGCAAACAAAGGACCTTATCAACCTAGTCTTTTAGAAACAACAGTACCTGGTATGCAAACAGCACAAAGAGAATTAACTGACGAAGAAAAATTATTATTAATGCAACAAAATAACTCACTTTTAGGATAAAAAAATGGCTATAGATTTAAACAAATATCTTAATTATCTTTCTCCTGCTAGAAAATTCACAGGAGATTTAAAACAAAGAGGTTTAATTTCAACAGAAGATTTAGAGTCTGCAAAAAAACAATCTGTAGTACAAGGTCTTTTAGGTGCTGGTTTAAGTTATTTAGCACAACCAAAAACTTTAGGAGCTGGTTCACCAGTTCCTTATTTAGCAAGATCAGCAATTACAGGACTTGAAGCAATGGATAAACCATTTACTGAATTGCAAACTAATATTTTAAAAACTGATAAATTTCAAACTTTAGAAAGAACAAATAAATTAAGGCAAGAATTATTAAATTTACCTAAAGTAGCAAATGACCCAATGCTTGCAGCTCTTGCTAATGATGATCCTTACAAGTTAGCAACAATAATGAACGCAGAAAAAAACATAGATATTTTTGGCAAAAGTGGACAAGATAAATTTACAGACGATTCTGTACAAGCATCAATAAAAATAAGAAATGAGGGAGGATCAATAGCAGACCAAAGAGCAGCATTAGTGAGAATACCTGATACTGCAACTAATAGCAATATATTAAAAACTACTAATTTTGTACAAAATAATAAGACAAGAGCACAGTACCCAGTATTTTTTGATAAAAGCAAACCAATAAAAAACCGAGTAATAATAGATGGTAAAGAAGTTCCTGTAAGCCAAGATATGTTTGGTGAAGATGGTATGTCATGGACAAATATGACTACAAATAATAAAACTATTGCAAGCTTTAACCAGTTTAGCACTTTAGACAATGAAATAGGATTGGAAGAAAACTCATTAAGACAACTTAACCAATATGTTAAAGATGTTGGAAGTTTAGATAGTGGTTTACCTAAACTTGCAAACCAATTTTCAGAATCAGTAAAAGCATTTTTCAATGCTAATTCTGATGACTATACAGAAGAAGAATTGCTACAAAGATTAAATGAAGGTCGTATGCAAGGTTTATTAGGTCAGCTTCGTTTAGAAACTGTTGGTGGTGGTGTTATGACAGAACAAGATGCAGCTAGGATTGTTGCTAGATTAGGTGGAGACCCTGCAACAATGTTTAATAACCCTCAAGTTGTACAAAGAGCTATTGGAGAAATTCTTGCTAATAAATATTATTTATATAAAAATAAAATTGATTTATATAATGGTCAAATAGATAGTGTTTACGGAGCTAAAGGATTTAAAAGAAAAGATTATTTAAAAATTAATCCTGATTCATTTTATGGTGCTACCTCACCACAAGCTATTGAAGCAGAAAGTGGAGTACAAACTACTACAACTAATACAGGTTTATCAATTTCTGAACAGGCTAAAAGAGAAAAAGAAAGAAGAAGGAAAGGGGGAGCTAATTAATGGAAATAGATTTTTCAGCATTAAGTGATGAAGATTTAGATGCACTAGAAGCAAATGATTTTGCAAAAATTTCTTATGCAGGATTAAGTATTTTAGAAAATGCTTCAGACCCTACTATTCCAGCTCCTAGTGCAGATGATGGCAGGCAAGAAAGAGAATTAAATCTTTTTCAAAAAGGTGTTAATACTGTAGCAGATGTATTATCTTCTGGTGCCTCTAAACCATATAAAGAAAATGTTACATCTAGAGAAATTGAACAAGAATCCCCATCTAAGGTTGCACAAGCTAGCATTGAAGTACCTTTTAAAATGACAGGTGATTTAGGTGCTCTTGCAACTACCAGTTTATTGTCAGGTGGAGATTATTTAGGATTAACAAAAGATAGTAAATTTGGACAATTAGATGTTCCATTTTCTACAAGGCTAAAACAAGCACCTACTTTTTTTGAACCAAGTAAAAAAGGTCAAAAATATCTTAATAAAATAAATGAAAATTTAACTGCATTACCTATGACAGCTACATCTAAATTTACTAATCTTTCTAAAGATTTAAGGCCACGAGGTTTGACGTCAGAAATTAATGAAAAAATTGCTGTATTTAAAAATAAACCTTTTCAAGAACAATTAAAAGAATTTACACAAAATGCGAAAAAAAATAAAATAATATCTGAATCTGCTGATGAAGGATATGTTTTTATACCAAGTGCATTTGATAGACCTGCAACGCTAGAAAGATTAAAAGAATCAACTATTGGCACAGGAAAAGCATCGGATTTAGCACAACAAACCAATCAAAAAGTTACCAATAAATTAGCAAGGGCATATCTTGGTGTAGGTGATGATGTTCCTTTAGATTACGAATTAACTGAGAGAATTAGAAAGTTAAACGGAAAAATTTACGCAGAAATAGATAAATTACCCGCAAGACCTGCCAAAACAGAAAAAGTTAAAAATATTAGAAATACAGGTATTTTAGATTCTAAAGGTAATCCAATTTTTGTTACTGGTAAAGCACAAGATGTTGTTACAAAGCAATATAGAAATGGTAATGAAATTTTGGAAGATTTAAAAAATACTCGATTTGATGCAAAAATGCAATGGAATTATTTCAAAAGAAGTGGTGATCCTGAAATAAGAAAAAAAGCTATTCTTTTAGACAAAAAAGCAGACAAATTAGATAAAGAGTTAATTGATATTGCAAAATATAACAACAGAGAAGATTTAATTCCAAAATTAGAAAATGCAAGAAAACAAATAGCTAAAGCACATTTAGTTGAAAAATCCCTTAATGATGTAACTGGAGATGTAAATGCTAAGGTAATCTCAAAATTAGCTTACGAAAAAAGATTAATTGATCCTAATATTAAAAAAGTTGCACGAATGTATAAAGGATATCCTAATTTAACTGCCGTTCCGAAGGTTTCATCTCCTTCACCATTTACAGTATTAGATGTTGGTTTGACGGGTTTTGGATTTGCAACTAAAAATTATGCTTTAGCATTTCCACAATTAGCTAAAATAATGTCAGCAAGATCATTAGGTACTGTTAAAGACACAACTAACCTTTTAAAAAGGCAATTAGCAAGACCAACTCCTGAATATCAACCAAATATATTTGGAGGAACTAGAAATGCACAAGGAGTAAGGGGTTTGTTAAGATTTCCAAGACTAACACCAAGCCAACAAACATTAGATGCTAGTATATTTTCTTTACTTGGCCCTCGTCTAGTTGAAGATTTGGAGCAACAATAATGAACGACATAAACCCAGTAGAGTTTGGCAAAATGAAAGAACAAATAGAGCATCTGCAAAAGACTCAAAACGAACTTAAAGATGATATGAAGGAATTACTTGCCCTAGCTAACCAAAGCAAGGGTGGATTCTGGATGGGTATGGCTATAGCATCTTTTATAGGTGGCATACTGTCATTGTTTATTAGAAACTGGATACAATGATGGAGTCGTTAAAAAAGTTATTTGGTAAACCTGTAGTAATAACACTTGCTGTACTTGCAGCACTACCAATTACTCCTTTAATATTATGTTTATTATATGGATGGACTAACTAATGTTTACAGCACTTATAGCACCAGTAACAGCATTACTAGACAAGTTTATACCTGATGCAGACACCAAAAATAAACTAGCACATGAGATAGCTACACTTACAGAGAAACAAGCTCATGAGATAGCTATTGCACAGATAGCTGTTAATAAAGAAGATGCTAAAGGTGCATGGTTTCAAGCAGGTTGGCGACCAGCAGTAGGTTGGGTATGTGTATCTGGGTTTGCTATAAACTTTCTTATTTCTCCATTACTACATCCATTAGGCATCATAATCCCACAAGCAGATACTTCTACTATGCTACCTGTACTTATGGGTATGTTAGGTTTAGGAGGTCTGCGTAGCTACGAGAAGAAAAACGGCCTTACAAAATGACAAGGCTAACGCCACATTTTACATTAGAAGAATTTACCTTTAGCCAAACAGCTAGTAGAAAAGGTATAGACAATACGCCAAATAAAGATGTTTTACAAAACTTACAATTTTTAGCAGAGAGGATGGAAGATGTTAGAAAGTTATTGGGTACAGCAATACACGTATCTTCTGGTTATCGCTGTTTTAAGCTTAACACTATACTTGGCAGCAAACCAAGCTCTCAGCACACTCAAGGTTTGGCTTGTGATTTTACATCAAGTCGTCATGGCAATCCTAGCAACATTGTGTTTGCTATTGTTAGCTCCAATATTCCTTACGATCAACTTATTCTTGAGTTTCATAACCCTTATAATCCAGATAGTGGGTGGGTGCATATATCTTTTTCACAGGATAACCCAAGAAAAGAAGCATTAATTATTAATAAAAATGGGACAACAATTTACACAAAACAATGAAAATATTAATTCTTGATATAGAGACATCTCCACATACCGGGTTTCATTGGGGATTATTTCAACAAAATATTAGCATAGGTCAGTTAATAGAATCTTCTAGTGTATTGTGTTGGGCAGCTAAATGGTTAGGTAAAAAGAAAGTATATTTTTCTAGTATATTTCATACCACCTTTACTAAAATGATAAAAGAAATATATAATTTAATAAATGAAGCTGATGCTATTATTACTTATAATGGTAAAAGATTTGACATGCCTACACTTAATAAAGAATTTTTATTACAAAAATTACCCCCACCTAGTCCTTACAAAGATATTGATTTGCTTACAACTGCAAGAGGTAAATTTAAATTTGCAAGTAATAAGTTAGATTACATTGCACAAATGTTAGGAATAGGAAAAAAGACTTCTCATGAAGGTATGCCATTATGGATAGAATGTATGGCAAAAAATCCTAAAGCATGGAGGTTAATGAAAAAATATAATATACAAGATGTAAAACTTACAGAAGAAGTATATTACAAATTACAAGGATGGATTAATATACATCCTAATTACAATATAGAAAAAGAAGATTTAGTATGTCCAAATTGTGGTTCAACACATTTACATAGGAAGGGGTATCAAAAATCACTTACAAATACTTATCAAAGATTGCATTGCCAGAAATGTGGAAAGTGGAGCAGAGCAAAAATATCTCTAAAGAAAAACAAATCAAAATCAGCTATACCCATATAAAAAGGATTGAAATGGACATACAATTAATAGCCTTGCATATGCAAGATAAGACTATTGATTCTGTTGATTTAGTATATGGCGAAGATACTATGATTATTAACTTGTCTGATGGCAGCAGCGTTGAATTGATAGTAGATAGTGCTTATATGAATGTACAAGACCTTGACGATTAAAGAACGCAACATGAGGCCTGTGACACTTCCAGACGGCACTAAAACAGATACTTGGAGTAAAGAGTATATGTTGTATTGCGAAGCATTAAACTTATCAAAAAAATCGTTAGATCAAAGACAATATTGGCTTAATAAATTAAAGGACAAAAACAGAGTAGATGGCCTTAAAAAATGGTTATTATTATTATGGAAAAATTAAGAAGCAATCTTGTTTAATTTATTTATTTCTAATACATAAGCATTAGCTTTTACAAATTTAAAGTTTCCAAAATCTTTTCCTTTTTTTATATATTTACCTTTTAAAAAAAAATCACTACAATTTATCCACCCTACAATCCAGGCTGTTTTATAATTTTTTAAAAGTCTTACAAAAATATAAAAATCTGCTTTTTGTTTATGAGTGTATTCTTCAGAATGTGAATTGACTGTGCATAAATAGTGATCTTTAGGTTTAGAAATACAAGACACAGTTTTGACTTCTAATTTTTTATTTTTTTTTGAAATTAAATCATAATCAAATTTATCTTCTGTTATTTGAATATGTAAATAATCCCTTATTATTTCTTCACCAATATAACCTTCAAATATTCTATTTTTATTATATCCAAATTTACTAGGAATTAGATTATCTTTATTGATTTTTAATAATCTCTTTTTTGCTTTCTCTATTATATTTTCTTTCACATTAATTTCTATCATGCAAAAATTCTTCTACTTGTCATAGTTAAAAGATTATCCATAGCTAAATCTAAATCTTTTTCATAATACATAGGTTTTTTACCACCTAACCATCTATAATAAATAGCTTGTTTCTGATTCTTTTCTAAACTATCTATACAAGCATTAATAATTTTTACATTATTTTGATCTGACTCATTTACCATTTGCTCAAAAACATCAGAAGTAGATTCTCCTCCACATGATAAATAGGATGTTTTAGATGGATATCCTAACCTATGTGAATCTGTTTTCATCCATTTAGACCAATCTTCTAGTATTACCATTAATCTATTTATTCTCAATGCAATTATCCACGATGTGTTTTTTTATTTTTAATAGTAAATTTTTCAACTATTTCAGGTGGATAAAATAATTTAGCCAACAAACATTTATTTTCATGTACAAAATATAAACTATGCCGTTGCATTTTTTTTGATCCTAATACTTTTTTAGTACATAAATATCTGACTAAATTATAAATTATTTGTTCATCTACTTTTAATTCTTCAGCAATTTGAGGTACAGTCTTTTTATCATCACCAATAGTTTTTTTTATCATGCTAATAATTTGATACCTTAAAACAGTAGTGCCATCATTTAAGGTATATTCATAGTATCTATCTTGTTCATCTAACCGATCATATTTCATATTAATCCTTTTTTATAAACGCAACCCAATGTGTTTTTGCAGACTTACCACTATTGTGTCCATACAAAGGTTTAAATTTTGTTAAAGATAAAACTTCTTTTAAAGGTATTTGTATTTCATTCCACTTAAATATTAAAGTTCCATTTGGTTTTAATACCCTAAAACATTCTGCAAAGCCTTTAGTTAAATCATCCCTCCATGTTTCTTTATTTAAAGAACCATAACTAAAACCTAGCACAGAGGCTAAAGAAATATTTTTTATGTGAGGTGGGTCAAACACAATATGCCAAAATGAATTATCATCAAAATCCATATCTCTAAAATCATGTATTACATCAGGATTAATTTCTTTTTTACCTGGATTTGTTTTGCAATGACTTACATCTAACTTACCTTTTCTAGCATCAGCAAAAATTACTCTGTTGTCATTTTTATCAAACCAAAACATTTTGCATCCACAACATACATCAAGAACTTGTTTCATATAAATCTCCTTAACTTATATCTACTATTCTACTTACCCACCTATTGTTTTTTTTATGCCACCCCTCTACAATAAGCACCCAATTTGCATCTCGTAAATGTTTTATGGCATCACTATCTTCCATCTTGTTTACTCTAGCACTAATGTTGCTGTAGCTAGTTACCTGGATGCCAACTGTATTACCTTTACTATCTATTGCTAACAGATCAATTATGCCAAAAAGGTCTTGGCGTATCTTGGCAAATGCGTTCCATCTTTCTACAATAGAAACTAATGGGTAATCCCCACTATCCCTTAATCTTTTTAATGTTCTTTGTGTTGGACTTATTGCCATGTTTTATCCCTTCAAATTGTTTATCATTAGGCTTCTGCCCAAAAATTCTATCAAAATTATCGGCAAACTTTTTATTATCTGTCGGTCTACGATTGCTACCTTTACTCATTGTTTATCTCCTTAATCTCCACAAAAACACGCTATGCCTTCTTCGTCTTGATCAAACATATCTTGTTGACTTATAGCATACTGTTTCATTTTTTTATAACTAGGTCTGTCTTGTCTAAACATATGTCCTTGCCCTAAAGATTTGTCAGTTTTATTTTTTGCAATATCTTCCATTTTTATCCACCAATCTGCACGACTAGGTTTTTCTTGTATTAAACTTTGTACTTGGTATGCTGGTTTTAAAAAACACAAATCACAATTTCCATGCATAGTTTTACCATTCATGTTTGGTAACTTTAAATCAAAATTATTTTCTTTCCAAAACTTACTAATATCTTTTACAGAAATATTATCTGCTACAAGAGGTATTCTATGTGGTTCTATTTTTGATGCTCGTCTATGTTCATCTGCTCTTATACCTACCCAAGCATCATGTTCTGTAATTTTTCTACCAATAGATTTACAATATTTTGCAATAGTTCTAATTTTTAGTTCTATAGAACAAAATCTAGCTACAGGATTTGGTAACATAGTTTTATTGTTTAATAATTCTTCAAAAGGTTCACCATTGCGACTAGCTGTTTTAAAATCTACAACTTTAAATCTGTCTTTAGGTTCTTCTGCCCAAACATATTCTATCCAAGCAATAGGTACATTCCATTTCTCACCACAATCCCTAACAAACTCTAGTGTAGCTTCTTCTTCTTTCCCTGTATTGGCAAAACATACAATGGCATCTTCTGGCAACTTACCATTATTAGATTGCAATACCCTCCACAACATATATGCTGATGTACGACCACCACTAAAACTAATAACTGTTGGTTCTATAATTTTAAATGGATCAGACATTAAATACAGTCCCTCCTTAATTTGCAGCTATCATGAACATCTCTATACCTAATAGTATTAGTTGCCATGTCTATGTTTTTAATAACTGTGCCTTCTGGTAAATGTATATAATCTTTCATTAAACATTTGGTTGCTTTAACATCTGGGTGATAAAGTGAAACATATACATGAGCAACTTTACAATTAAGAAAATTACCTAAATATTTAAAATCATCTTTTATAGGGTTAGTGCTTATTATCATTACAAAAGCATATTCAATCATAGTTGTTACTCCTGTTTAAACCTTGTAAATTTTATTATTAACTACTCCTTTTGCTATAACCCTTGTAGTATGTTCATTTAATATTTGGTACTTTGTATCGTTGCTATCAGGTGTAAATGTAATGCTATGTTTATATCCATCTACATAAAAGTAATCAATCTTTATTTCTGGTTTTTTTTCTTTCATTGTTACATATTCCTTTTAAATGTATGTCATGTGTACACCACCATTTTTTATGAAAAAACTTACCAACACTTCCACACACATGGCATAAATGAGGTTTTTTTAAATTAATTTTCATCCACTAATGGATCATCTATCCATTTATCTTCTTTAACTTTAACTTCTAATACTGCTATTTCTTCTTGATGTGTTTTAATCATATGTTCAAGATACCATATAGCTTTTTTACAGTCATCTATTTTGTCAGTAAGTTTGTCAGATTTTAACCCTTCACGACTAATATATTTTATTGCGTTACCTTTTATATAACCATAAAACTCTTCTTTACTCATTTTAGCTTTCATATATTCTATGGTTTCAATACCTCCAGATTTGTAATGATCTGGATTTATTTTATCTTCCATAAGTTTCTCCATTAATACATTGTTGATGAATTACTTTTATATATACATTAGAGTCTGGTGTTGCAGATTTAAATACATTACCTTTTTTGCTGCATATATAATTGTAATCATTTTTACTATTGGCCTTGTATATATTCCATATTTGAAAACAAACAATTATGCTAATTACATAGACAACAAAACCTTTTGTAATTATATTTTGTAACCATTT